TCATTGCGGCAGGGTTAGGGTGCGCTTGCGCGGTCGCTCCCCGCCTTCGCCGGGAACGAGCACGGTCACGATGCAGACCGTGCGCCCGCCCTGCTCGCGGCTGGAGACGGACAGAACCTGCCCGCCCGTCTGCGCCGCCGCCTCCGCCGCGGCCGCCGAGCAGTCGGCGTCGGCCATGCGAACGCCGTCGACGCGCTCCCGCGGAGCCGCCTCGCGTCTCTCCTCGCTCCAACTCGCGAAGGGCGAAGCAGAGGCGAAGCGAAACTCGGCGGAGGCCGGAAACCCGGTGAGGACCGCTCCCGCAAGCGCCGTTGCGGCGAGGGCCATCGCGATCGGACGTCTCTTGAAGAGGGCGCGGTGGCTCATGGGTGATCCAGCTATCGAACTCCCTCCGTTCTAGCGGCTCTGCTCTGAATGTCGAATGAATGGAGCCGGAGCGGCGCGGGATGTGAAGCGCCGCTCCAGGCCCGTCAGGCGATCGGCTTCACCGCTTCCAGGCGCCCGACGATGGCGACGATCGCCCCGATTGCGGCCGCGGCCTGCGACAGCGCGATCGTCAGCTCGCTCCCCGTCGCCGCGTCGAGCTCGATGCCGACGAGCCCTCCGAGCGCCGCGACAAGCGCGACGATCCCGCCCCAGATGGTCTTCGACCGATACCAGCTCTTCACATCGTCCATGAAACGTCTCCTTCTCCTGGGTGAACGAACCGCCTGGCACAAAGGCCGGGCGCATCAGGCCGGGCGCCGGAACAGCGCCCGCCGCGCCAGACCCGCTCCGGCCGTCAGGCTGAACTGACAAGCCTCGACCGAGATGCTCGCCGGCAGCCCGCCGAAGGCGGCCTGCTGATCGGCCGCCGAAACCCTCGCCCTCGGCTCGGCGGTCTCGACCGTCAGCGCCGCGCCGCCGATCGACAAGCGTATGCGATAGCGCTCGATCTCCTCGCCCAGCGGCACGTCGATCCCCTCCCATCCGTCGCCGCCCGTTCGGGTGCGCCGGACAAAGCCGAGGGACAGCGCCCCATCCGCTTCGAACCGACCCGTCAGGTGAACCGGGGATAGCGGCAGCGCCGCCCGGCCGCCGAGCGTCAGCCCGCCCAGCCGGACCACGGCGGGATCGTCGAGCGCCTGCCCCGCCGGCACGATCCGCCAGTCGAGTTCGCGGCCGAACTCGTTGCCGGCGAGATCGAGCCCCGTCGTCGATCCGTCGAGCAACACGAAGTCCGCACCCGGCTCCGCTCCGCTGGCCATCGCGTCCTCCGTTCCGCCCTGCGCCCGCAAGAGGCGGCCGAGACGAAAGCGGCCCGGCGCGATCTCCTCGGCATCCTGAAACTGCAGGACTTCGAGGCCGCCGTTTCGGCAGCGCACCGCGCAAAGATTTTCCCCTGCCAGCAGCGCTTCACCGGTGACGCTCGACAGCGATCCTCTGAAGAGATCGACGAGAACCCGATGCCCGCGATCGATCAGGCCTTCCGGCCCGGGCGCCAGTTCGCCCGCCAGCACACCCATCGTCGCCGGCGCAAGGGCGAGAGCCGCCGTCCGAAACGCTCCGCCGGGCACGGCGACCTCGGCGCGCACGGGCACATAGGGCCGCGCGTGAACGGCAAGGCGCGGCGCGGCGGCCGGGGTCGCGGCCCCCAGCAGCGGCAGGTCGAGAAACACCGCGACCGGCCGCGACACGGGCACCGGCCCCTTCGGCACCGGAGCCGGCGCAACGCCTCGCTCGTCGCTTGCCTCGCGAGCGGCGTCCGCGATGCGCCGCGCCTCGATACGCCGCGTCTCGCCATCCTCGATGCGGGTGATCAGGAAGCGGCCGGGCACAGCGCCGAGTCCGACGACGTCGCCGGGCTCCAGTCCGATCTCGGTCGGCGAGGCCGAGAAGCGGATCGTGTCGCGCCCATCCGCCTCCCGCGCCAGGACGGCCGAAGCGAAACGCCGCGCCTCCCCCTCGTCGAGGATGACCGGCAGCTCGATCGTCGTCTTGCGGGGATGGGCCTCGCGCGAACGCAGGGCCTCCGCCGCAGCCGATTGATAGGCTCGCGCCGGATCGCTGTAGCCGACGACGACCTCCTCGGCCGTCTCGCTATCCTCCATCCGCCGCTGTTCAATCAGCGACCCGTCCCCGGTCTCCTCGGCCAGCACGTCGAGTTGCCGCGAGATCGCGGCTCGGTCGAGCGAGGTGAAGACGAGACGCCCGCCGCTCGCATGCGCCGAAATCGCGCAGAGCCGCATCAGCTCCTCCAGCTCCGCCCGCGCCGAGCCGGGACCCGAGACGAGATAGCCGCCGACCAGAGCATCCACGCGCGACGTGTCGACCTCGGTGAACCCGTGCTCGGCGAGAAGCCGGCGGATGAGCTCGGACACCGGCGCACGCCCCAGCCGCCCGGTCAGCCAGTGGCCGCGCCGCCAGTTGGCCCCGTCGCTCCAGATGTCGGCCCGCTCGGGAAAGGCCGGATAGGGCCGCGTGTCCCAGGTCCAGACATGCACGCCCGACGGCTCGACCATCCGCCCGCCATAGACCGGCGAGATCGGGTTTCCTGCGTCCTGGAATTCCGGCTGAGCCGGGTCCCAGTGACGCAGATGCGCGGAGAGAAACCGCCGCTGCATCAGGTCGTCGGGCGTGCCGGTCGAGAAATGCGGCGCGAGGCTCTCGGAGGATTTCGGATCGAGGAAGACGTTCGGTTGGTTCGCGCCCTTGTCGATCGCGGGGCAGCCGAGTTCGGTGAACCAGATCGGCTTGCCCGAGGGCACCCAGGCCGTCGCCCCGCCCGTTTCGACGCCGCCGCGCCGCTCCACATGCGGATGGCGCCACCAGTCGAGGATATCCTTCGGCCGGAAGACCCAGGGCTTGCCGGCTGCCCCGTCGGTGATGGGCGTGCGCCGCCGCGCCTGCCGGTCCGCCTCCGAGGCATAGAACCAGTCGGCATATTCGCCGCCGGCCACTCCGCGGCCGAGAGCACCGAGATCGTGGGGCGTCTCCGCGCCATCCGGGCTCGCCCCGCCCGCATCCTCGATCCGCCAGTCGGAGAGCGGAAGATAGTTGTCGATCCCCACCATGTCGATCGCGGGATGGGCCCAGAGCGGATCGAGATTGTAGAAGAGATCGCCCGATCCATCCGCCGGCCGATAGCCGAAATACTCGCTCCAATCCGCCGCATAGGTGATCTTCGTATCGGGCAGGAGCGCCTTCACCTCCGCCGCCAGCGCCATCAGCGCCGACACGAAGGGAAAGGCGCCCGTCTCGTCGCGAAGCCGCGTCAGCCCGCGCAGTTCCGAGGCGATGACGAAGGCATCCACCCCGCCCGCGGCCAGCGCCAGATGGGCCTGATGCAGCACCATGCGCCTGAGGCTCCACTCCGCCGGCCCCTGATAAGTGATGGTATCGCCCGCGACGGCGTAGTCCCGCGCCGCCACCTTCCCGACGAAGCGCTCGACCGCCGTCCGCGCGCCGGCCGTGCGATCCGATCCCCGCTCGACCGTCATGCGTCCGCGCCAGGGATAGGCGGCCTGTTCCGGTCCGCCATAAGGGTCCGGCAGTGCGTTTCCGGCCGGCACGTCCATCAGCAGAAACGGATAGAGCGTCACCTTCAGGCCGCGCGCCTTCAGATCGCGGATGGCGCGGATCACGCCCCGGTCGCTCGGCGTACCGCCATAGGCCGGACCGCCGCCGGACCAGCTGATCCGATGTCCGCCCGCGCGCGCCGTCCCGCCGACGCGCCACGTCTCGCTTTCGTTGCGCTGCGCCGCCTCGACGCCCGGCCGAACCTCGCAAGAGCCCGCGCGAAGATCCGTCCCGAACCAGCCGACGACCAGCGCCGCCCGCTCCAGCCGGGGACAGAGGCTCTGCAATTCGTCGAGCGAGCCCTCGAAGTCGCTCGGCGCATGGCGCACCGTCCGATTCACGATCCGGTCCTCGCCCGGCCGCAGCGTCTCGCGCACGGCCAGCGGATCGAGCCCGTGCTCGCTCGCGCCGGGAATGATGGTGATCGCTCGGATTTCGCCTTCGAGATCGCCCACCGGCCGGATCACCTCGCAGGCGATCTGCGGAATGCGGTTGCCGAAGCTCTCCAGTGCCAGACGCTCGAAGACGATATAGGCAAGGCCCCGATAGGCGGGCGCCAGACCCGCGCCCTGCTTGGCTTCGATCAGCGGATCGGGCATCTGCGCGGCGTCGCCGCGGTGGACGCGATAGGTCAGGTTCGAGAGATCGAGCTCCTCTCCGTCGGCCCACACCCGCCGGATACCCGCGATCGGCCCCTCGCAAAGCCCGATCGCGACATTGCCGAAATAGCTGTAGGTCGTCGTCTCCGTCTTTGGCTGGCTCCCTCCGCCCTTGCCGCCCGAGCGCTCGGTCTGGCTCGTCTCCTCGAAGCGCGTCGCCCAGATGACCTGCCCCGCGATCCGCGCCGTCCCGTAGAGCCGGGCGATGCCGCCGCCCTCGTCCGCGTCGAGAAGACGCGAGGCGCCGAGGCGCGGCCCCTCCACGCGCCTCGTGCCCGGCCCGAAGAGGCGGCTGTCGATGGCAGCACCGCCCAGCGCCCCGAGCGCCCGGCCCGCCATGGCACCGAACGGCCCACCGAGCAGACCGCCGACGACACCGCCCGCCGCCTGGAGAAGGATCGTCGCCATGGCCTACATCTCCGGAAAACGAAAGGCGCCGGCGATCCGGCGGGTCCAGGCACGCCCGAGCGGCGAGGCGACGACGGCGGAACCCTCGTAGGCGTGGATCAGACGCCCCTCGCGCCCGAGAAGGCCGCAATGCTTCGCCGCGGCCCCCGTCCGCCAGCGAAAGACCAGAAGGTCGCCGGGCGCGGTCTCGCTGGTCGCGATCTCGTGAAAATGCCGGCGCGCGGCCTCGAGCAGCGGCTCCCCGTCCGCCCGCTCCGCCCAATCCGGCGTATAGGCGGAAACGGCCTCCGGCTCTGCGCCGTAGAGGTCCCGCCAGACGCCCCGCACCAGTCCGAGACAGTCGCAGCCGACGCCCCTGCGGCTTCCCTGGTGCCGATAGGGCGTGCCGATAAACGCCTCCGCGAGGGTCAGAGCCCGATCCCGAACGTCGCTCACGGCACCACCGGCCCGCCATCGTGCAGCCCGTCGCGCTTGGCGACGCCCATCGTCGCGTCGCTTCCCGGCAGATGCGGAAATCCTTGGAAGTTCAGCCCGTTGCCGAACCGTTCGCGGCAGGTCGCAAAGCTCTTGTCGCAACCGACATGCAGCCGAAGCCGATCGCCGGCCTCTGGCGCGAAGCGGGCCGCGCCGATCGTCTCGATCCGCGCCTCCCCGCCGCTGCCCGGATGCAGCCCCAGGATTTCAGCCGAGAGCCCAGCCGCCGCGCCGCTGGTCCAGCGAAGATGCCCGCCGACGAAGGGCGATGGCGAGCCGAAGGTCGCGCCGGCCACGACGATCGCGCCCCCCGACATCCGCACGAAGACGACATCCAGCGAGCACCCGGCCGCATCGAGATCGACGCCGCAGCGCGCGTCCCCCAGCACCGCGTCGCAGCGCCGGCGGTAGAGCCGTCCCCGCAGTCGATCGAGCCGGCTCGCGATTCCGCGCAGTTCCGCCGAAAAGGCCGGCCCGCCCCGCTTCACCTCGCCGATCTCGGCGACGTCCAGCAGCAGATGTTCGTCCGGCGCCTGCCAGTTGACGATGAAGATCTCGACCTTGGCGCCGTCGTATCGACCGGCCAGGATATCGGCCTCCTCGATCGCCGCCGAAGACAGCGCTCCCTCGATCTCCTGAGTTCCCGCGCCGAGCCCGAGCATCGCCTCCGCCTCCCCGGCGATCAGACCGCTCGCCGCCTCGAAGCGCGTCCCGGCAAAGCTCAGCGCGGCGTCGTGGTCGGTGAAGCCCATCACCACACCGTCGCCGCGCGTGAGGCGCCAGCATCGGGCCGTGGTCGTCGCCTGCTTTGCCAGATGCGTCGCGAGCGCGGGGGGAACCTCTCTCATGGCCTGATCTCCACCAGCGGAATGGACGGAATGTCCCCCGCCTCGAAGGCCGCGAGATTGACGACGAGCTGGTCGATGTCGAAGCGCACGGGCACGTCGAACTCGAACCCCGCCGTCACCGCCTCCCCGGCGCCGGGCGCGTGCGTGAAGCGGACCAGCCCCGTCGCCGCATCGAGCGTCACGCCCGCCGAGACCGGAGACCCGTTCACCGCCACCTTCAGCGTTCCCGCCACCGGCTTCTCGATCGGCCTGACATAGGCCTGATCCCCCACCCCGTAGGCCTTCGCCAGAGCGAAGACCTTCAGTGCCCCATCCCCCGTTCCGATCACTTGGTCGAACGCCGTGACTGCGGTTCCCGGGGCGGCCGAGCGGTGGTCCAGCGGATCGTGAAAGCGAAAACCCACCAGCTTGCCGCGCCGTGCCTCGAAGAAATCGAGCACGCCGGCCAGGTCCGAAAGGCTTTTCACACCCGAGCCGGCGTCGTAGCGACGGAAGGAGTGCCGATGCCGCTGGTTGCGCGTCTCGAAGCCGGTGGAAAGCCGCACGATCTCCGTGCGCCGCTCCGGCCCGCCGCTCGTGCCGAAGGCGACGCGCAGCGGAAACCGCTCCTCGCTGAAGGCTGCGATGATCATGAGTGGTCCTTTTTAAAGAGCGCGCTGGCGGCGCCGGTCTTTCCTCAGAGCCCGCGCTGGCCGCGCCCGGCGGCTCTTGCCAGCATCGCCTGCACCTGCGCCTCCGAGCGCCGGAAGCTTCCCGCGTCGCTCGTCGTCACGTTGAAGACGATTGTCTGCCCGCCGCGCCCGCCCCCGCCGCCCGGAGCCGCGACGCCGAGCGTTCCGTCGGCCCCGCGCTTCAGCGGCAGGATCGCCTCCGCCCCCGCCTCGCCCATCAGGCCGATCTGCCGTCCGTTCGGAAAATAGCTGGGCGCCGCCACGACGCCGCCCTTGGCAAACGGCGTCACCGTCGCCGCGCCGCTCGCCGTCCCTCCGGCCAAGCCTTCAAGGCCCGAGAGAACTTGGCCGAACAGCCCCCCGATCGCCGTCTCCAGCGGCTTCAGCGCCGCGTTCAGCGCGATCGAGGAGATGCGCTGCCCGAGCTGGCGCATCACCCCCTCCAGCGAGCGCCCGCCACCGGCCGCCGATTTCAGCGCCTCGTTGAACGTCGCTCCGAAGGCTCTCGCTTTGGTGGACAGATCGTCGAGCGCGGTCTCGAAACCGCTCGTATCGGCCTCGACCGCCACCTTGAACGTCTCGTCGGCCGCCATCGTCACCTCGCCTCGTCATCGGGAAACCGCGCCATCAGCGCGGCAAGATCGGCCCGCCCCATCGGCTCGCAACAGCGCGAGGCGAACGGCGCCAGGGCCCGCGCGAACTCGCGCGGCGTCATCGCCCAGAACTCCGCCGAGGAAAGGCCGATGAGGGCGAAGCCCGCCGTCATCGCCTCGTCGAAGGGAAACCCCGCCGCGCCGGGATCGGGCACCGGCCCCGGCGCGGCGCTCAAGGGTTTGACGCGGCATCTCCGCCCGCCCCTGCGCTCTCGCCGAAGGCCGCCGCCAGCAGCTCGGCGGCGACAGTCGCCGCCCCGGCCGCTCCGCCGTCGATCCGCATCGCGGACACGTCCGCATCCGTCACCGTCTCGCCCGCGCCGCGAAGGCCGGCGCCGAGAATGCGGGTGAGATCGCGGGCCCCGAGCCGCCCTGCCCCGAAGCGCCGGAGCAGCGCCGAGACATCCTCCGCCGCGAAGGCGTCCTCGAGTTCCGCGAGCGCGCCGAGTGTCAGGCAGAGCACGCGCTCGCGCCCGTCGATGATCGCGCCGACCTCGCCGCGCCGCCGGTTCACCGCCACGCTCAAACCACCGCGAAAGCGAGCGCGCCGGCCGATTCCAGCGTCACCTCGAACGTCACCTCGCCATTGTGCTCGCCGGCATATTCGAGCGCAGTGATCTGGAACGGCCCGCTCACCGTCCCGAAATCCGGGATCGCCGCCTGATAGGTCGCGACCTTCCCGTCGAAAAAGAGCTGGCGGAGCGTGGCGTCCGACGCGGCGTCCTTGAAGATGCCGGAGCCGGACAGCGCTGCCCTCTGCACGCCGGCCCCGCCGAGCAGCTCGCGCCAGCGCCCGGCGCTCGCCGCATCCGTCACGTCCACGGTCTCGGCATTTAAGGCGATCCGCCGCGTCCGCAGCCCCGCCACCGTCGCATAGGCCGTGCCGCCGGCGGGATCGACCTTCAGGAGTAGGTCCTTGCCCTTTTGCGCCGCCATTCGTCTCTCCTCGTTCGGACACGAAAAAAGGCGGCCCGAACGGACCGCCTCGATGAAGTTTCGGTTGTTTGCGGACAGCCGGCCCAAACCGGCAGCGGAAGCCCCGGCCTAAACCTGATCCGTGTCCACCCTCGTCGGGGCGGCGTCAGCCGATCAGGCCACAGGCTCCGTCACGGCGCGAAACCGCATGATGCCGTGATAGGTCGTCGACTCCGGCTCCAGCCGCGCCTCCGCGAACTGGAGCTGCAGGTTCACCAGCCGGTGCTTGTCCAGCGAAAGATGCTGATCGTGCAGCCGGTTCGAGACCTGGTCCATGATCTGGTAGGTCGCCTGCTTGCCCCCGCCCTTCGCCCAGACATGGAGCGTCAGAAGGTGCTCGGAGCCGTCCTCGGTGCCCGTCGACCAGTCCACCACCGTCGTTCGGCCGAGCGTCAGGTAGGGATAGGCCGCGCGCTCGGGGATGTGGTCGAAGATCTTCGGCCCGCCCAGCAGCGCCAGCAGCCCGGCATCGGCGGTCAGCGTCTGGTAGATCGATGTCTGAAGTTCAGCGCTCGGATGCGCCATGGCGTCGTCCTTTCGAGGCTCTCGTCACACTGGGAACGCGGCTTCACGCAAGATGACAAGACACAATCTGCCGTGACTCGAAGCGTCCGTAAACCGGGTGACGGAAATTTCATGTCCCGTCCCGAAGCGGCTCGTCGAACCGCGTGAGCACAGCCATTTCGGCGGGATCACGAAGGCTCGACGTCGACGGCAGCCCGACCGTCGGCCCGCGATCGCCCTCGCCACGCCGTCCCGCCTGAGGCGAGGCGCGCATGCGCCGGACCAGTGCGTCGAGCGGCGCCGTGATGCGCACCGAGAACCTCACGCCTCCTCCTCGCAGCGACAGACGAGAAACCGCTCGCTCTCGTCGGGGTCGTGCACCGTGCGGATGGCGAGCCGCCGTCCCTGGAAAACGAAGGCCATGCCGCGCACCACGTCCGGGCGAAACCGGCAGATCACGCGATGGGTCACACGCCCTTCGCGGGCGGCGAACCGCTCCTGCACCTCGGCCGAGACCGGCTCGACATGGGCGGAGAGTTCGGCCACCTCGCCGAAGCTCTGCCGGATGCCCCCGCTTCCGTCGGGCACGGCGACCGCCGCCTCCAGCCGCACCCGCCGACGAAGCAGGCCGGGGTCGAGAAAGATCAGCGCCATCAGAGCCGAACCCGGCGATAGGGCGCCAGCAGCACCTCGGCCGCCTGCGGCACGATGGCCGGCTGCTGCGAAGCCGGCAGCGCCGCCCGCACCTCGTAGCTGGCCGAAACGATCCGGCGCAGCGCGAGCTTCAGTCCCTCCGGCGCTGCGCCCGCGTCGAAGCCTGCCTCGAACTCGATCTCCAGCCCGTTCGCAGCAGCGGCCACGACGTCCGGCGACACCCGCACCGCCTCGATCCCGAGCGCCCGCTCGATCACCGCATGCGATGCGCCGAAGGCATGCGGCGTGCCCGCCGCATCGTAGGCCGTCACCGCGCCGACGCTGCGAACGGGCACGCGCGGCACCTCGATCCAGCCATCGGCGGGCGCCTCGTCCACGACCAGCCGGAAGCCCCGCCTCGACAGGATCGTGCGCGTCAGCGCCTCCACCGTCTCGCGCGCCGCCTTGCCGAGCGAGACGACCAGCGCGTCCTCGTCGTCCCGCTCGATCCGGCACCAGGTCTTGAGGTCCGCCAGCGTCACGGGTTCGGACGCGGGCGGGCCGAGATCGATCAGGGTCATGAGGGCACTCCAAGGTCTGGAAACGAAAAAGGGCCGGTCTCACCGACCGGCCCCGTGGAAGGAACGTCTGGAACCGCCCTCGGCTGTCAGGCCGCGAAGGTCAGGTACTTCGCCGCGTCGAAGTCCTGGATGCCGCCGCCGACGCGCTTGGTCGTATAGAAGAGCACGTAGGGTTTCGCGGAATAGGGATCGCGCAGCACGCGCACGCCCTGCCGGTCGACGATCAGGTAGAAGCGGGCGAAATCGCCGAAGGCGATCGCCTTCGCGGCCGGCGCGATGTCGGGCATCTCCTCGGCCTCGACCAGCGGAAAGCCCATCAGCGTCGCCCGCGCCCCCGCCGCGGAAGGCGCCTGCCAGAGGTAGTTGCCGTCCGCGTCCTTCATCTTGCGGATGGTGCTCTGGGTGCGCCGGTTCATGACGAAGCTGGCATTCTGGCGATAGCCGGACTTCACCGAGTAGATGAGGTCGATCAGCGCGTCCGAACCGCCGCTGGCGGCAAACGCGCCGCTCGCCCCGGTCGAGATCGTGCCGACCTTGCCCCAGCTCCAGGCACTCTCGGCCACCGTCGCGGCGGTCATGAAACCCTTCGGCTTGTTCACGCCGTCGCCGGTCACGAAGGCTGCGCCCTCCTGGGCGGCGAAGGCCTGCTCGACCTCTTCGCCGATCCACTGGTCGATATCGACCGCCGCGTCGTCGAGCAGCGCGTTCGTCGCGGCCGGCATGGCGTAGAGTTCCATGGTCGGAAACGACAGCTCGGCCAGCGTCGGGCTCGTCGTCTGCGGCCGCGCATCCGCCTCGCCCACCCAGCCGGCCTGCGCGCCGGCCAGCGAGAACGGCTTCTTGAGCACCATGGCGGAGACCGTGCGCACCGAGGCGATGGAGCGGATCGGCGAGATGCGCGACAGCCGGCGGCCGATCTCGCGCTCCGTCTCGGCCGGCACCACGAAGCCGCCATCCGCCCCGGTCAGGGTCGACATCGCCTTTTCCTCGATGCGCCGGAGGCCCCGCTCGTCGCCGCCGCGCACATAGGTCTCGAAGGCCTGTCGGTGCTCGCTCGGCTCGGCACCGCGCCCGCGCCCGCCCGTGCCCTCCAGCGGCGGGCGCATGTCCTTCAGCATCAGCGCCTCCAGCTTCTTCTGCTGGTCGCCGAGCGCCTTGTCGATGCGCTCCACCTTCTCCTCGGTCAGAACGTCGGCGCTCATGCGCCGCTCGATCTCGTCGAGGCGCACGTCGTTGTTCTCGCGAAACCCCGCGAAGGTGCGCATCAGCTCGTCGAACGCCGTCCCCACCTCGCGGGTCTCGGCCTTGGTCTCGGGGGCGTTCAGGTTGATACCGGACATGGTCTCTCCTTGGTTGAACGGAAGATTTGAAGGCGCGCTAAGGCGCTCAGGTCGCGATGGAGGCCCGCGAGGGCGCGGCCAGCCAGCGGGCCGCCGCCTCGATGCGGGCGGCCAGCGCGGCGCCGGCCGCAACCGCCGCCATGCCGCCGCGCGTTTCGGAAAGGCGCGCGCTTTCCTGCATCGGAAAGGTCACGACCGAGATTTCCCAGAGGTCGATCTCCTCCAGAAGGCGCTTGGCGCCGGCGGAGCCTCGCCGGGCGGTCTTGGTGCGAAAGCCGATGGACAGCCCGTCCACTGCGCCGGCGCGGATCAGCTCGAAGGCCTCCCGCCCGCCCGCCGTGTCCAGCGCCAGCCGTCCTTCCGCGAAAAGCCCGGTCGCCGTCTCCGTCAGCTTCGTCCAGACCCCGATCGGCCGCGCCGGGTCGTGCTGCCAGAGCATGCGGATGCCGGCGGTTCCCCGGCGGCGCAGGGAGGCGAGAAAGGCGCCGGGCAGAACCCTGTCGCCGGACAGGTCGATCGCCCCGAAAAGGCTCGCATAGCCCGCGATCCGCCCTTCGACACCCGCAACCGCCCGCTCGGCCCCGCCGACGATCAAGGCCGGCCTCCGTCGCGAAAGAGCGTTCCGGCGAAGCGCGAGAGAACGCCGAGCGCCCACCAAGCCGAAAGGCTTGCCGCCGCCGAGCCCATCAGAACCAGCTCCTGCGCCGAGATCGCATCCTCAATGCCCAGATGCTGCGCCAGCGCGAGCCCGGCCGGGGCGCCGAAGACGATGCCGGTGACGACCCCGATCAGAAACCGCGCCGCTGCATCCCGGCGTCCGGCCGGCAGGAGATAGGCCACGGAAATCGCCGACCCCGCTCCCGCGCCCACAAGCTTCGCCGTCCAAAGGGCGGCACCCGACAAGGGTTCGGCACTCATCGCATGACCTCCATGTTCGATTGTCGGTTCGGGAGAACTCAGCCGCGCGGCCCGTAGCCGACCGCCTCGCGCTTCTCGTCCTCGCTGAGAAAGCCTGCGGCGCCGACGCGCGACCACAGCGCCTCGCGCTCCAGGCTGAGGCCTTCCACCCGGTCGGGATCGGGCCGAAGCGACAGGGCCGGCGTCTCGAAATGGCTGCCGAGCCAGAGCCCAAGCGCCGCCGCGATCCGCCCCGCCAAGGGCAGGACGGTCAGCCGGTAGAGCGCCCGGTTCGCCTCGGCATAGTTGGCATAGGTCGCATCGCCCGGAATGCCGAGCAGCATGGGCGGCACGCCGAAGGCGAGCGCGATCTCGCGCGCCGCCTGGTTCTTCGCCTCGATGAAGTCCATGTCGCGGGGGGAAAGCCCCATCGCCTTCCAGTCGAGCCCGCCCTCCAACAGCATCGGCCGCCCCGCCCGCGCCGCGCCCGTATATCCGCTTTCCAGCTCCGCCTTCAGCCGGTCGAACTGATCGGGCGAGAGGTTCGCCCCGTCCCCCGGCTGGTAGACCAGCGCGCCGGAGGGCCTCGCCGAATTCTGGAGAAGCGCCGTGTTCCAGCGCGCCGCGGCATTGTGCAGGCCGAGCGCGGCCTCCGCGGCCCCGAGCGGCGCGAACCCGTGACGGTCGTCCAGCGGGTGAAAGAGCTTGAGATGCAGCAGGGCGCCCGACCCCTCGTCGGAAGCCCCCGTCTTCAGCCGCCGCACATGGGAGCCGACACGGTACTCGTAGCCTTCCGGCCAGCCGTCGCGCCCTTCCACCACCCGCATCCGGTCCGGCCGCAGCGCATGCAGCGCCCTCGGCCGCCCGTCGATCCCGATCGCCTCCAGATAGGCGTCCCCGGCCAGCATCAGATGGCCCGCGAGCGTCTCGATCAGCGTCGTGCCGTCCTCCTGCCCGTTCGGCCGCCGCAGGAGATCCAGCATCGGATGCGCCGTCACCTCGCTCGTGCCCTCGTAGAGGAGCAGCGGCACGGCGGCCGTCGTCTCCGCGATCAGCCGGACGGCGCGATGCACGACGGGATTGCGCATGAAGCCGGCCCGCGCCAGCGCCGCATAGCCCGGCTCCGCCCCGCCCTCTCCGTCCCCGAAGGCTCCGGTCAGAAAGAGCGTCCCCCCGCCCGCCGCCTTCGCCTCCCCGATGCCGGCGCGCGAGACCGGCGCCTCCGGCGAACCCGCGCGCGCCGTCAGCGCCGCGATGAAGGATCGCAGTCCCATGGTCGTCTCCATTCTGTCTCTGTCGGCGTTAGAGTCCGCGCACCCGCGGTTCGGCCTGCGCCGTGGAAAGCGCCGTCACCGCCCAGACCATCGCGTCCAGCCGGTCCGGGGACCGCCCGTTCGAAAGCCCGTCCGGCCCGAAATCGGCCATTTCGTCTTCGAGCGCCGGAAAGCTCCCGGCATGGCGCACGCGCCCCTGCTCGTAGAGCGCGGCCACGGGCTCGGCCCGCGTCCACTTGCCTCGCGTCGCGCGCACCGAGCGGATCGGCACGGTCGGCGAAATCGTCCTGATCACCGCCTCGACCATGTCGCCACCCTGGTTCACCTCGGCGACGATCCGGTCCGCCTCCAGCCGCTCGAAGAGCCGCACGGCCGCCCGCGCCCAGTCGGCGGGCTTGGCCGCCTCCAGGCTTCCGTCGGAGAGGATGTAGATCTGCCCGTCCTCGGCGACCCCCGCCGCCACGATCCCGCAGGCGTCCGAGCGCTTCGTCGCCGTCGCCGGCGGATCGACCGCCACCACGATGCGCCGCATCGCCGGCGCCGCCCGCACCCTTTGCCGGTCAATCGCCGCCCGATCGAAGAGCGCGTCGGTCCGCGCTTCGATCATCTCGCCGTCGAGCTCCTGCCGGCCGAGCCTGGAGCCGCCGTAGCGCGCCTCCATCGCGGCAAGGAACCCGCCCGCCAGGTTCTCCGCATTCTCTGCCGTGCGCATATGCGTCACGGCCGTCGAGCCTTCTTTCAAGAGACGCTTCAGAATCGGGATCGGCCGCGGCGTCGTCGTCAGCAGCACGCGCGGCCGGTCCCCCAGGCGCAGGGCAAGCTGAAGATTGTCGAAACAGGCCTCGGCATGGCGCCACTTGGCGAGTTCGTCGCCCCAGGCGGCGTCGAACTGGTAGCCTCTCAGCGAATCCGGGTCCTCCGACGAGAAGATCTGCGCGATCGCCCCGTTCGGAAAAACCAGCCGGCGGCGCGAGGCCTCGAAGATGGGGCGCGGCGGCAGCGAGATCGCCCGAAGGCCGCTTTCGCCCTCCACCATCACCTCGCGCGCGTCGCCCAAGGTCTCCGCCACCAGCGCGATCCGTCCATGCGCCTTGGCCGCCAGCGGCGCCGTTCCCATTGCCATCGCGCCGATCCACTCGGCCCCGGCCCGCGTCTTGCCCGATCCTCGCCCGCCGATCATCAGCCATTGCCGCCAGTCGCCGCCTGGCGGCAGCTGCTCGGCCCGCGCGACCTCCGCCCAGGGCGGCATGGCCCGCGCCAGAGCCGCACTCGGCATGCCCGCCATCTCGTCGGCCGCAGCGTTCCAATAGGCCGCCTCGTCGAGCTCCGTATCCGTCAAGCCGCAGCGCCTTCGGCAACCGCCGTGCCCTCGGCACCATCAGCCGCCGCGACGACCTTGACTCCCCCGCGCCGCCGCCGGTCCAACACCCGCAGCCGCCGCATCAGCTCGGCCGCCAGTCGCTCCGCCTCGGCATCGGGCGCCTCCGTCCCGCCGGCCGCGAGCGCCTCCAGCTGCTTCAGCTCCAGCAGCTTCTCCAGCGTGCGCACCATCTGCCCGAGCGCCTCGATCCGCCCCTTCGCGCCCGTCGCGACGTCGCGGATCTCGCCGTCTTCCGCCTTCAGCGGTTCCACCGAGCGCTCGATCACGGCAAGCTCGAAGCCGAAGAGCGCCAATAGCCGGTCCGCCATCAGCGGATCGGGCCGACGGGCCCGCCGCTTCGTCCTCGCCGCCGTCGTCGCCAT